TAATCAGCACAGATGCATCAGCCGATGCACTAGTATTTCCTACTCCTGGTACATTGCCAACAACTAATGCTGTTGAAGCAAAAGATCAACTTATTGCTAACAAATCTTTTATTGTTAGCGAAATCACAGAATGGATTGCAGTTAACTTTCCAAGTCTGACATATGATAGTGCAAAGTGCGAAAGAGATGTAGGATACATTGTTGATGCTATATGTCATGACATTTTATATGGTGGCAACAGTGCAACTACAACTGTAGCTAACAGCTACTTTGTAGATGGTGTAAGCCAATTAGGAAGCCCAAGCGAAGAAGCAGCAACAGCAGATGCATATGCAAGATTAAAAGACATCATTGGTGATATTGTTATCGAAGCCAGCGTTGTAAAAACTCCTGCTAATGCTTTATCGCAAGATACAGCCGGAACGCCTGCAAGTTCAACTGAATCAGATGATGCCGAAGGCTTAGTACAAATTATCGAAGATGTAATTAGATCAGGCAACTTAGATAGCCTTCCTGCAATACAAATGCCAGTCATTAGTTGGTCGGCATCAGAAAGACAGCAAGGCTATAATACAATCAAAGGCAATAAAGAAACACTAAAAGAAAATGTTTCGATCTTTATTGCTAATAACTTCCAATCATTTATTTACGATCAAGCAAAATGTGAAAGAGATGTTGGCATTATGATTGATGCAGTGTCTTATGATGCAGCTATCGGAACCAACTACAATAGTGTGACAGCTGGGCTTGCATATCAACGTGCAAACAGTTCGTATGTACTAAGCGGTCAGAATTTACAAACTGTAAAAGCAATTGAATATTTAAGAGATAGAATTGACGAAGAACTATTTAGATTATCAGGATTGTTTAGAAGCAGAGCTAAAGCAGGTTTCAACGAAATCTTAGATATTATTAACAATGGTGTAGTAAGCACTGATACAGCAGCAGATACAATTGTATTTCCTGATAGCGGTATTAATGCTAACAATCAACTTGCAGTGACACAATTGCAACTTAACAGAGAATTCCTAGCAATAGAAACTACTGCCTTTGTGACAAACAACAATCCAAGTTTAGTTTACGATGAAGACAAATGCGCAAGAGATGTAAGGTACATAGTTGATGCTATTTGTTATGATATTATGTATCCTGGAAATTTAGCAAGTAAACAGGCAGCAGAAAGTTATTATGTAGGCGCAACAAGTCAGTTAGGTACCGGACAAAAAGCAGCAACAGTTGCAGCATATGCAGAACTTGCAAATGTAGCATCAGATGTTATTCAAAACATTGCACACGGTACATTAGAACAAACTGGCATTAGTCAAGATGTCACAACAGGAACAGCAGGTGTTATAACAGCAGCAGTTGCAGATAGCTTGATCCAATATGTAGAAGATGTTGTTAATTCAGAAGACATAAGTGTTCTTCCTGCAGATGACAATACAGACCTTACTTGGACAACTCAGCAATTACAAGATGACTTTGCTCTACTACAAGATAGTAAAGCTTCGTTGCAAAATAGTGTAATTGATTATATCAACTATACATTTACAAGAAACTTTACATTTGATAGCGTAAGATGTAATAGAGATACAAAATATATTGTAGATGCATTAACTTATGATATTTTATATGGCGGTAATGCAGCTACATATCAAGCAGCACAGAGTTATTATGTTGGTGCTTCAAGCCAAGTTGTTGGACAACAAACTGAAACAGCACAAGCATTGGGATGGGTAAAAACATTACTAGGTAGTGTTTTACTAGATGTATCAGTAAGCGATCCTGAACAAACAGTAGAAGTTCAAAGCACAGCAGCAAGTGCATCTACAGCAACAGAAGTCACAAGAGCAGAAACATTGCTTCAAATTATACAAGACGTTGTTGAGAATGGTACAGATCAATTACCTGAAATAACTTACCCAGATACTACATGGGCAACAGCAGGCGCACAAAGTGCAATTGATAATCTACAAACAGAAAAGTCAACTATTGTAGAAGGAACAATTACATTCCTAGAAACAACTTACAATGCATTCTCGTACAATCAGGATAAGTGTCGTTCTGATACTGGACAAATTATTGATGCAGTAGCATACGATTTGTTGTACACAGGAAACATTGCAACACTGATTGCAACTAGAGCCTATTTCTTAGGAACAGCTAACTATCTACCAGATGAGCAAAAAGATAATACAGTCGCAGCATATGCACACTTGCAAAGTGTAGTAGAAAGTTGCATTGAAGGTATAGCTGTCACGCCACAAGCAGGTAATACACAACCTCAAGTACTTGGTGGAGTATACGGCACTGTAGTTGAAAGTACAACTGCACAAAATCTAATTGGTATTGTAAAAGATGCAGTAGATAATCAAACACTAGTTGGAACTCCGTCGGAATTAGAAGCTGACTACAGCTGGCTTCCGTTGCTAACAAGAACTACTGCTAGTCAGTTATTTTCTGCAAAAACAAGTATAGCAAATGGTACTATTGATTATATTAACACAAGTATACTAGGATTTGATTATAACATAAACAAATGTAAACGTGACACTGGTTATATAATTGATGCAGTCATTTACGATACTATGTATGGAGGCAACAAGCAATCACGTAGAGCAGGCGAAGCATATTATAGCGGAGCAATATTAAATAATCTTTCTAACACAAACTATGCTAATCAAAGTGATATTACTGCATATTCATATTTTTACTTAGGTGATATTATGAAACAAGTTGCTGCAAACACTCCAGTGACAAAGAGCTTTAATAATTTAGAAAACCAAGTATTCTTAACAAATGACGATGCAGATATAACAGTTGGACAAGGCATAGAATTACTAGTAGATAGAGTTGGCCAGGCAGTATTAGAAAATAGTACAGCTGGTTGGCATGAAATACCACATAATCACGAACTAGGAAGTAGTGTATATAACAGTATCAGAAATGTATTAGTAGCTGCACAAGATACTATTGCAGATACAGCAACTGATGCACTAAATGCAGAATTTGGTGGCGTAGCTGAAGTTAATATCTTCCCAGGATTAACAAGTGTCACCCAAGACAAAAAAGCAGCATTGTACAATGTTAGTACTATTAGTACAAGTGGACATGCATTTGAGTATGTTGGTGCAGGTGTCACATATAACGCTCTTCCATTCTTTGGCGGTACTGCTATAGCAGAAAAAGAGATTATTGAACGTAATCAAGGTAGAGTATTTGCTGGTGGTACAGTTGACCAAATTGGTAATTTCAGAGTTGGTAATTTCTTTGGCGTAAACGCACTAACAGGTGCTATTACACTTAATGCTAACGAAATTGACTTGTCAGGTCTAACCAGTGTTGGTCCGTTTATTAGAGACGGTGTTCCGGTTGGTGTTGAACTAAAAGAGGTTAGCGATAACGCAAACTTAGTTGCAAGTATTGGTACACAAGACTTTAACACTGCTCCAACGCAAAAGGCAGTTGCAACATATGTTGAAAACAGATACCTAAACAAACTTACAGGCGGCACTGTAAACGGTTCTACAACATTTGAAATCGATGTCACAATAGATGGAACACTTATACTTACAAACAACGACTTAGAAGTACAGTATGGTGGTACAGGTGTAAGCACATTTACCGAAGACGGTATACTATACGGCGATGTTGCTAATCCGTTGAAAGTCACAGATGCAGCAGGTACAAGCGACACTAGCGTAAGTTTCCAAGTATTAACAGTCACAGCAGATGACGATGCTACACCAGTTTGGACTGACACATTAGACGGTGGTAGCTTTTAAATAAGCTACTACCTTTTCTCCTATGATAAATAAGTATACAACGATTTCTATCGTGAAGTTTTGGGCGTCTACATAGACTTGACCCGTACCTAAATAGGAGGCCGCCTTAATGGCAACAAATATTAGACACAAACGAAGTGCGGTTGCAGGAAAGCAACCCATTGTATCTCAACTACAATCTGGCGAATTAGCAATCAACACAGCAGATGGTAAAATATTTTTACTACGTGATGATAACACTGTTCAGGATGTAACAAGACGTATTTTTGATAATGACACCGAAGTTGCAATTGACGATAAAGGCGATAGTGCAGCAGCAGAAATTAACATCAGAGTAAACGGTCAAGACACTGCTCAGTATACAGCAGCTGGTGTAAACTTTTACAATGATATAGATGTTGAGGATGCAAACACATTAACATTTAAAGAACTTACAGCGTCAGGTGACGACGGCGTAGGAATTAAAGCACCTGATACATTAGACTCAGGGTACCGTATGACACTGCCTCCGTCACAAGGTACCGTAGGACAATTGCTTGCAACAGATGGATTAGGTAATTTATTTTTCCAAGACGCAGACGTATTTGGCGGCAACGTTGTTTATGTTTCACAAGAACAAGGCGATGATGCTAACGATGGACAAAGTGCTCCGGTTAAAACTGTTAAAAGAGCCTGTCAAATTGCTTCTAGTTTGGTATACAATAGCGATGGATCAATTAATTTTACAAGAGTAAACATTAAGGTTGCGGTTGGCGACTACACAGAAGACAATCCAGTTATTGTTCCTGATAACACAGTTATCAAAGGTGACGGTTTACGTGGTTGTATTATTCGTCCTGCTAATGCTAACTTGGACATGCTACGTGTTCGTAATGCTTGCTACTTTGGTGAATTTACATTCCGCGACGGAGTTGATGACAACTTTATTCCAACTATTACAGCTGACTATGCTGTGGCATTTGATGATCCTTTTGATCCTGTTATTACAGACCGTGCAGACTATCCAAACCTACCAACCACAAGACCGACAATTTTTACTTCTCCCTATATTCAGAACGCTAGTATTATTTCGTTCTTAGGTATGAACGGTGCTAAGATTGACGGTGCTAAAGTTGAATCGCCCAACGTTCCGACATACGGTATTGAGGCTGAGAATCCAGTTGTTGGCGCTATACCTGAACAAGGTAAGTCAATGGTTGCTAACGCCTTTACTATCTTGTCATTTGGCGGTACAGCATGGCGACTAACCAACGATGCTTATGCACAGATCGTGTCTTGTTTTGAAATCTTCTTGCTTAACGGTGTTTACTGTCAGTCAGGCGGATATTGTTCTATTACCAACTCTGCTACTAACTTTGGGTTGTATGCTCTAAGAAGTTCCGGCTTCTCTCCAAAAGCGTTCTCGTTTGATAGAAGTTTTGTTGCATCAACTGGTCAGGCAGATGGTAAACAAACAATTAGTATTGTTGGTATTAATCGTGAAGCACCAGTTGAAGAATTTGTTTTAAGATTTAGAGAATCAGAATATAAAATAGCACATGATGTTTTAAAATCAAATAAAGATTTAATTGCAGAAGACACCGTGACATGGATTAATGCACAAATTGCTGCGGCTTCTCCGAGTATATGGGCTGGGTTTTCTTACAACGAAGATAAGTGCAGAAGAGATGTTAGAAACATTTTAGATGCAATTAGATATGATATTATCTTTAATAGTAATTATAGAACAGTAAGTGCTGCCTTAAGATACTTTAGTGGTAGCTTTAATGCTGAATTATTTGCTGCGCAAAAAGATCAGCACATTGAATCTTTTAATCAAGCAAAAACAATTACAGCAAACTATCTAAGTGATGCAACTGCAACAAGTAGATCAAACGCATTATGGAACGAAGTAATTGATATTATCACCAATGGCGATGCAAATACTGTTCCTGGAGACGGAGTAGCAGATGCATATGTACGTCCTCTGCCAACTAGCGGTACAGACAATGCAAGCGATGCAGGTTTTGCAAATGCAGTACAACAATTATTAACAAACAAAACATTTATTACAAAAGAAGTCACTTCTTGGATTTCTACACAAGTCGGTTCTGGTATAGAACCTTTCAGTGAAAACTTTATTTACAATGAAGCAAAGTGCGAAAGAGATACAGGACTAATTATTGATGCACTTGTTTACGATTTAACATATGGCGGAAATTTACAAACAACAGTTGCAGCATTAGCATACTTTATTGATGGTGTACAACAATATGGCGCAGGCCAGTTAGAAGAAACTGTTGCAGCATACGAACGTCTAAAAGAAGTAATTCAAGAAGTTATTTTAGAAACACCTGTAGCTGTAAGTGCAAGTAATCCTGAAACGCAAGACACAACAGGAACACCGGGTAGTACAGATGCTAGTGATTATGCTGGCGACAGAATGGATGATATTATTAATTATATCCAAAGTGAAGGCGCTACTGCACCAACTGAAGTATTGCCTGACTTTACTTGGGTATCTGGCAATTCAGAATTTACAGCATATAATCAATTAGATTTAGAAGGCCAAATTAACATTGCGCAAAATGTGACAAAATATATCAACCAACAGATACAAACAAACATTTGGTACGGATTTACTTACGACGATGCTAAGTGTAATAGAGATACACAACTTATTGTCGAAGCAGCGGCACAAGATATTTGGGATACTGGTAATAGATATTCACGTAGTGCTGGTCTTGCATATTACACAAGAAACTTACAAGATTCGACACAACTTAGTATACAAGGACAAGAATTACAAACTATAGCAGCTATTGAGCAAGCAAAAGTATATGCGTTAACTTACATTAGCTCATTTTCCGCAGCAGTTCAAGATTTTGCAGGCTCACGTTTTGATATTGTTAATACTATTATTAACGATCCAAAAGATTTGCCTGATCCAACTGAAGTAAGCAGTGAAGGTGATATAACTAATGATTTTAAAACAACACCAACTGAAACATTATTTAATGGTGCAACAGCAGTTAACAGTGTCACTGATGTAATTACACTAGTAGGACACGGGTTTGTTAACGGACAAAAAGTAATTTACGATCCAAATGGAAATGCTCCTATTAAAGGATTGGATGACGAACAACAGTATTATATTAATTTAATTAGTGAAGACGAATTTAAACTAACCTTTGATGACTCACTTGAATTTCCTGTAAATATTATTGAACCTAGTACAGGCACACATAAATTCTTATCAGGTGTTATTGAATTCTTTGTCGAAGAAATTTTAACAAGTCACACAACTTATCAAACACTAGAACTTGAATCAGGTTCTGAAGGATTTGAATTTGTTCCAGGTAGAACTATTACAGGTACTACAGGCGCAAGTAATAACAGTGCTATTGTTTATAGTTGGGAGCCTAGAAATAGAATTCTTGTAGTAAGTATTGAAGAAGTAGCTGTAGGACAAAGTTTGCTACGTATTCAGTTTGACGAAACAAGTACTATCGACGAAGATCATGCTTTAACTCCAAACACAGTTATAGGCGTAAACGAAGCAGCAGCACGTACTAATCTCGGTACATCTAGTTTTAGTGTCACTGCTACAGATGGTAGTAGTAGCCTAACAAACTTAATTAACTTACCAGAATCGCAGTGTTGGTTCCACAGACCGTCAGTTGTTAACTCATCATCACACACTTGGGAATACGCAGGTTCTGGTACAGACTATAACGCTTTACCACAGAACGGCGGTAATACTAGAACAGAGTACGAACAGTTTGAAGAACTACCAGGGCGTGTTTATTCGTCAGGTACAAACGAACTTGGTGACTTTAAAGTTGGAGACTTTATTACAGCGTTCAACAGAACTGGTAATATTACATTTAGAAACAAAGTGCAGGTGGACGAGCTTGATGCGTTGAGACTAAGTCTTAGTGATGTTGCTATTGAAGAAATTTCAACTAGTGTAAACTTAGGTGACGACGAAATTGGTGGTCCAAGTGATGCTAGACTTCCTACACAGTTATCTGTACGTTCGTTTATTAGTAATAGACTAGGCGGCTTTGTTGATAAAACAGTTAGTACAGCAGCCGTTCCGGGTGCTATTGTTCAGCTTAATACTAATGGTCAGTTAAACGCAGACTTGATTCCTGCTACTAGACAGTTTACAAACACAAACACAGATGGGTATCAATCAAGACTTGAACAAGTTGATGACATACCGCCAATTGATTTGAAAGCTGGTGACATTGCTACTGAGAACTATGAGCAAGTCGAACTTGCACTTAGTGCTAACTTGTTTAATGCAGCAGACGGTGATATTATTACACAGCCCGGAGTAGCTGGTGCAACAGGTTATGCCAAAGGCAATTATAATCTAAGTGGCAACGTACTAGTTGTGACCATCGATGGAGCATGGAATGACGAAGATGATAGTACCGGCGATCCTTGGGAAGCAAGCGCAGGAAATCTTTTTGTTAACGGAGTAGATTCAGGTGTTAGCATAAGCTCAAAAGGACCAAGTACAGAAATTATTGATAACTGGTTCTTGCGTAGTTCTAATTCAAGTCAGTTCTTAAACTTAGATCCAATTCCAGATTATGTGTTTACAAGTGTAAACATTACTACTATTGAACGAAATAGTAATGTAGCAACAGTGACAACTGATGTAGCACATGATTTACAGATAGGTAATGTAGTACAGGTACTTTGTAATGAAGACGAATCATTTAATGAAAACGGTCTTGTTATAAGCACACCAACAAGTACAACATTTACTATGTCAAATGTTGACACAGCAGATCCAACAAAATCAAGTGCAAGTGTCACAGGTACAACAAGAACTATTGTCACTAGTGCAGACGGTGGTGCTCAAGGTGCTGTGACTGAATATGTTGAAGGAATTGCAGAAAACTTAGACAATGCAAACTTAGTAGGCGGTAGTGGGTATACTCCGGTGTTGGCTACAGAAACATATCTAAGAGTTCCTTTGCAAGCTAAGACTGGATCGGGTACTGGTGCAAAAGCAGATATTACTGTGACAGCAGGTCAAATTACTGATATTGATATTGTAAGAGGCGGTAGCGGTTATGAAGTAGGAGACTTAGTTGAAGTTCTTGCAAGTGATGTAGGCGGTACTGGTACTGGATTTGAAGTTGAAGTCACTAATGTCGGAAAACGTGTATATGTAAATATTATTGGCGGCGAATTATTTGTTGCAAGTGTCACAAGTATTGACTTTGTAGAAGACAATACTGCGGTTGCAACTTCTCGTGATATCAACTTAGACGATGTTATTACTCATAACTTCCTTGCAGGCTTGTCGGGCTCAGGCGGTTCTGTAAACTATACAGATAGTAGAATTACAATTCCAAATCACGGGTTTGGACAAGGTGATCCGGTAATATATGATTCGCTTGCAAATACTCCAATTGGCGGTTTGTTAAATGGATTGACATATTATGTAAAAGTAATTGATGCTGATACTGTAGAACTGTATGAAGGTTTTGCATTATTAAACCAAGCAGAATTTACAAGTACACCTGCAAACAACAATCATAATATTACACGTAAGACTGTAAATATAGTTGATAATAGTATTGTTGTTGTAAATCACGGCTTTACAACAGGTGATGCTTTCCGTATAGAAAGTTTAACTGACGGATCAAGTGCAAACGAATTACCTACAATTGAAACAGGTGATCCGATTGACAGTGGTTCGAGATTCTTTGTAGGTTCGGTGACAGACAACTCATTTACTATTCACTCATTACGTAGTGATGCACTTAATAGTATTAACGATCTTGTCACTAATGCTATTGTGATAATTACAGAAGGTGTAGGTAGCGCAGAAGTTATCCAAAACAACACACAGGTTAACAGTGTTATTAACACTTCTAGTAGATTAATTGAAAACTGGAATACACTGGCTGTGACAAACATTGACGCAGAAAATATTATTTCTGGTACAGTATCTCCAAGTAGATTAGCATTTAGCGGTGTACCTAATAGTGATACAGCGTTATTTGGTGATAGTAGTTATAAAACTGTAGTACAAAGTTTGAAAAAAGCACCAACTATTGATAACCCAATTAGTTTAACAGGTAATAGTTTAAGTGGTGAGTTCTACGGCGATCCAGTTAATATCGGTATTAGTAATGTTGATTATGATCCATTAGGAACATTCTCAGGACTAGGTGTTAGTAGATTCTTACAAACACAATTTGATATCGACACAGGCGGCAGTGGTCAAGTATTCATCAAAGACGGTGTTGTTGATGCAGGTACACTAGATGGATTAGATAGTGCTTATTTCTTAAATCCGGCTAACCTTACAAGTCTTGTTCCTGTCACAAAAGGCGGTACAGCACTTGCAACATACAGTGTTGGTGATATTATTTACGCACAATCTGCTGCAAGTTTAAATCAATTAGGAATTGGTAGAAGAAACAACTTCTTAAAATCAAACGGCGAGGTTCCTGAATGGGGTACTGCACTTGATCTTGCAGAAGGATTGGATATTGGTTCTGCTGCACTTACATCAAAAAGTACAGGCGCAGGTAGAATATATAACGAAAACGTCACAAGTTTACAAATTGGTGCTGCTGCTACAAATATTACAATGGGTAATGGCGATGGCCCAAGAGACTTATTTCCGTTTATTGCTAGTTATGAAGCAACTGTTAGTAGAGATGTTGTTATAAATTTTGAAATAACAACTGGTACAACTTCTGAAGTCACTCAGAACGGTGTAAACGAAGTTATTATGTCTGACACTACTGGCATACTAGCAGGTATGATTGTATCTGGAAGTTCTAGTATTCCTCCTAACACAACTGTTAGTGGTGTCACCGACGATGCTATATATCTAAGTGCCGAAACTACAGGTAGTATCTTAACTAGTACAACATTAGGCTTTACCTATACACCATTTACTTTAGGTATTAACCCAGGCGATACTATTAATATTGGCTCCAGTTCGGTGGCAAACTTAGATGGTACATGGCCAGTAAGTGGTGCAACAGCAAATGCTACTTCGTTTACAGTTAGAACAGAGGACCTTGTGACTGCATTAGAAACTGATATTCCAGCAGGCACAAATACTATTAATAACAATCTAGTTTTGAAAAATTCAAGTATTGTTGTAGGCAATGGAGAAACAAGTGTATCTCCAAGTAATGCTATTATTAAAGGTACAAACGGATTAGGAACGGATGTAGCAGGCGGTGATTTAACACTACAAGCAGGCATTGGCACTGGTAATGCAACCGGCGGCGACTTTGTTGTTAAAACAGGCGAAACGTCGACTACAAGTGACTTACAGCATACTTCAACAGAGCGTATGAGAATTGACACATACGGCGATACTGAGTTAAATGGCTACACTGACTTTACAGATACAACTGCTATTAAAGTACCAGTAGGTACAACTGCAGAACGTCCAGGTGAATCAGGACAACGTGTTCCTGTCACAACAGGTCAAGTACGTTTTAACTCAAGCGATGTTGCATTTGAAGGATACGATGGCACAGCATGGGCTACACTAGGCGGTGTTAAAGATATTGATCAAGATACATTTATCAGAGCAGAAACTGCATCTGGTGATGACAACGATCAACTAGATTTCTTTACTGCTAATGTACAACGTATGCAAATTGGTGCAACTGGTAATTTAGCATTTGGTGATGGATTGGATAAGTTTACAGTTGCATTTACAACTGGTACTGCAAATTTTGCAGGCGATTTAGTTGTAGAAGGCGATTTAACAATCAACGGTACAACTACAACACTCGACACTACAACACTAATAGTTGAAGATAAAAACATTGAATTAGGCAATGTTGCATCACCAACAGATATTACTGCAAACGGTGGCGGCATTACATTGTTAGGTGATACTAATAAAACTATGTTGTATAATGTGACTAATGCGGCATGGCAGTTTAGTGAAAATGTAAACATTGCTAATGCTAAAGTCTATCGTATTAATAACAGCGATGTTCTTAGTGCAACTACATTAGGATCAGGTGTTGTAGCATCTAGTCTAACAAGTGTAGGACAACTTGCAGCTGGTAGTATTACTACTAGTTTTGGCGATATCAACATTGGCGCTAGTACATTTACTGGCAACGGTAGTGGACTTACAACACTAAATGCAAGTGAATTAGATAGCGGAACTGTTGACGGAGCTCGATTAGGCGGCAACCAAAGTATGGCTGGTGTCAAAACATTTACTGATACTAGTGCTGCAACAAATACTACAACTGGTGGTGTACGTGTAGGTGGCGGCCTAGGTGTTGCAGGAGATGTATATGCTGGTAGTTTAAATACTTCAAACGGCAGTGGTATTCAAGCGTTAAATGCAACAAACTTAGGTTCAGGTACTGTTCCAAACGCACGTATTACAGGTACTTATAGCAACTTAACCGGTTCAGGCGCATTGGATGCAGGCCAGATTACAAGTGGCTTTGGCAATGTTAACATTGGTACAAGCACATTTACTGGTAATGGTAGTGGACTCACTGATGTAGATGCAGAAACATTAGATGGTATTAACGGAGCAAGTTTCTTACGTAGCGACGAAGCTGATACAATGACAGCACTACTTACTATGAGTCATGCAGGCGATGAGATGATTCGTTTAGCAGACACAAGTGCAAGTGGCTCGCCATACATTAGTTTCTATCAAGCAACAGATCGTAGAGGTTATATACAATACGCAGACAGCGGCGACAAGATTCAAATTGTCAACGAAGGTGGTAATACTAGACTCGAAATTGACAACGGATCAACTGGTCTTAAATTTAACGATGGTGCAAATACATACACTGTTTGGCATGCCGGCAACGACGGCGCAGGCAGTGGACTAAATGCAGACGAGTTAGATGGCCTTAGTAGTGGAAGTTTCATACGTAGCGATGCTAATGATAGTTTCAGTGGAACAATCACTGGTGCCGGTACTATTGATATTACTGGTAATATTACTGCTAATTCCTTTACAGGTGATGGTAGTGGCTTAACAGGTATTAGTGCCGACGATGCTAACACACTAGATGGCATTGACAGTACAGGGTTTATGAGAGTAGGCACTGGCGCACCAGCAGATCAAATCATAGGTAATAGTTCCGATAACAATACTAGAGTTCTTAGGCAGCATACAGCTAGTAACAGAAGCAGTAATCTACAACTGCTTGGCGGTATGGGCAGAACCTTAATGGGATCATCTGTTGGAGGATCTCAAGGATTTGAATGTGCAACTGGTAGCGTCACAGGTGCTGGTGCAGGTGACGGATATTTGGCAATGATATATTCAAATGGCGGCACAGTTACTTGGACAGCAAGAGCTGCATTTAATCAAAATAACTGGGAATTCAGAGGCGAAGTTACAGCATATGCTTCCGATAAACGATTAAAAAATGTTAGTGGAAATATCACAAACGCACTTGATAAAGTAAAATCTCTAAACGGAGTACTTTACACTTGGAACGAAAAGTCAGTAGAACACGGATTTAAAAATGAAATAGATGATAAATCCGAAGCAGGATTACTTGCTCAAGAAGTTCAAGAAGTCTTGCCAGAAGTAGTAGTACCAGCACCGTTTGATTATAAAGATGGCAAGAGTGTATCAGGTGAAGAGTATTTAACTGTTAAGTATGAACGTATTGTACCATTGTTAGTCGAAGCAATCAAAGAAGCAGATACTAAAGCAGAAGCACAAGCAGCAGAGATTGCAGAACTTCGTGCAATGGTAGAAAAACTACTAGATAAATAATAGGGTAGCCAATTTATTGGCTATCTTTCATTGACACAAAGTAAATAGTGTGTTATTGTATAATAATAAATAGGATTCGTAATGGCATTACCAGCAACAGGCAGTACAATATCAATGAGTGATATCCGCAATTACTTTGTTGGCGGAGGCTTTTCGAGTAGCTATACTATTAGTGTATTAGGAACATACATCGGTGTTAGTGCAAGCACTACTATTAGTATGAGCAGCACATTTGGCGGATACTATTTTCCAATTTTACCTTAAGGAACACACAATGAAAACATTATACGAAATTTTAAATGTAGATCTAGCACAAGAATATACCAAGGCACGTAAACTTGCAAAACTTGCTACATTAGATGCTGGCGATCTTACAGCAGAAGTAGAAACTGCAATTAACGAAATGGACATTCCAAATGACGATGACAGATTGCACTGGATTCAAAAACTTGGAAGAGCAGCAGGTGCAGACTTGCTTACACTTGGAAAAGTGCAGCCAGAAAACATGATTAAAATGGCAAGTTTATCAGCTGACGACTTTCAAGAGTGCGTAAAAGTTGCAACAGGTTCTGCACGTGATTGGAATCAATTAACAATTGGTGCTGAAAAAGATCTTAATCAGGAAACAATTCCAAACACAATGCTCTAATGCAATTAAGTATTTGTGTCCCTGCAGGCGACAAAGTCCACACAGTATTTGCAAAAAGTTTAGCAAATCTAACTAGTCGCTTGACAAAATTATCAATAGACTGGAACTTGCACATTGTAAGTAGCAGTGTAGTTTGTGAATCACGTACACAGTTAGCAAAAGAAGCACTGGGCAGTGATGCTACACATTTACTATGGTTAGACAGCGATATGTACTTTCCAGCAAGTGTTGTATTAGATCTGTTATCTCATAAAAAAGATATTGTTGCTGCAACATATAGCACAAGATACGCTCCGTATCGTAATGTTGCATTTACAAATCCAAATGATACAAACGAAAGACTTGATATTAGTAATGGGCTGCATAAAGTTTGGGCAGTAGGTATGGGTTGTATGTTAGTCACACGACAAGTATTTGAAGATTTACCCAAGCCTTGGTTTGCACACGAATATAATAAAACTTTAGATACACACAGCGGCGAGGATATATACTTTTGTAATCAAGCAATGCACCACGGTTATGAAGTATACGTTGATGCAGATATTAAACTTGCACACATAGGAATAAAGGCTAATCAATTATGAAAGCAATAGATAGATTCGAACGTTTTGGTAATCCAATGCACAACGGGCAGGATTATTTAAAAAATCATATCTTTGAAAGATATCCAGTTATACACAACAAAACTGAAATATCAGAGTGGCAAGACCGCAGTAAGTATGTCTGGCTAGTAGATCCAACTTTAAAAGTATACGATAGCTTTCCTTGGTTTTACAGACCAAATAAAAATGATGATGTTGCAATACATGCATTTCCTTATGTATTTGAAAAAAGTCGAGATGTAAAGTCGTGGGACATGGTACAACTAGTTCCAACGCAGCCTGGTGATTACGAAATTAAAAAACATGCACATATCTGTGGACATTACGATCCTACAATGGGAACAGGCAAGTTTGAAATATTTTATATTGGCAAAGACAAAACTGTTTTAAATAAATTAATTGAAAGAAATTTTGATGTACAAGTAGTTGATAATATTACACAAGCTAATGAGCGAAGTTTTACAGATATGTTTTGGGTAGTATACGACGATACTATGATCAGAGATACATTTAAATTTAGCTATGTACCAGACGAGTGGAGTTATGATATTCCGCATGTATTTGGAAACGGAGACATTGATCAGTTAGACGGCATTGTACTATTACCAAAAAAATATAATGCTATTGACAAAGAAGTAAAGCATAGATTTTTTGTAAATAAAAAAGAAGTACGTATTATGGCAAGTAATCCAAAGCCATATGATATTTTTCAAATAAACAATTATAATGATTATTTAGAAGCCATCGAAAAAACTACTACAGATATGTTTTGGGGTTATAACAATCAAATTATTATACACAGCGATTTTAATTTTGATTATTATATTAGTCATCACAGTAGTGATAAAAAATCTAACCATGCATGGCTAAATGGAAATAATTATAATGGTGTGTTTTTGTTTAGTAAAACTAAACCTGTATCAGAAGAAGAAATACTTTTTAGAGATATAAAAGAAAAAATTGAACACAACACAATTGCAAGTATGCCTAAAGATTTTGAAAAGTTTAAGATAGATACATACGACGAATATAAAAATGCATTAGATGTTTGCAGCAGTGATATGTTTTGGGTTATACCAAATGATGTAGATATTGCCGAAGATTTTACATGGGACAAATACTTTCACGATCAAGAATCATTTGATATGAAAACCAATCATGTGTTTCTCAATGGTGAATCATATGACGGTATTGTACTAATGTGTGCAAAAGCAGAAATCACAGAAAAAGAATTTGAACACAGATTTTATGTAAACAAAAAAGAACACAAAGTTGTAGCAAGTACTCCAAAACCTTATCAGAAATTTACTATTGACAGTTATGAAGATTATACCGAAGCACTATATAATTGCAATACAGAAATGTTTTGGAGTGTACCAAGTGATGTAGAAGTTGCTGAAGATTTTGATTTCAATTTGTACTTTGATCACCATAATACATATGATAGAAATATAAATCATGTATTTCTAAATGGCGAAAACTATGACGGTATTGTGCTGTTTAGTAAAAACGTTCTAGTAAGTGAAAAAGAAATTGAGCATAGATTTTTAATTAAAAAGAAAGAACACGAAGTTGTAGCAAGTACACCTAAACCTTATCCTATCTATACAGTAAACAATTACCAAGATTATTTAAATGCAAAAAAAGATTGCAACTATGATTTATTTTGGATGGTAAATGATAGTTTCTTACCTGTAGACAATTTTGACTGGAACTTTAATATTACGCATCATAATCAATATGAACGTAAAATTAATCATGTATGGAAAAATGGCGACTACTTTGACGGCATTGCTCTTACTAATAAAAAATTAAATATTAGTCAACGTGAAATTGATTATAGATTCTTTGTCACTAAAAAAGAATATAAAGAAATAGGCAGTATGCCCAAGCCTTATGATATTGTGTTTATTAGTAATGGCGAACCTAATGCAGATGATAATTTTGATTTATTAAGCGAAACGTTTCCAAGAGCAAAACGAGTTATGGATATCAAAGGCATTCATGCAGCACATAAACGTGCAGCTGAGTTAGTTGAAACAGACATGTTCTGGGTAGTTGACGGTGATGCAGAAATAATTGACGGATTTGATTTTAATTATTATGTACCTGCTTATGACATCGATGGTAAAGATACTGTGCATGTATGGAGAAGTTTAAATCCAATTAACGGACTTGTTTACGGATACGGCGGTGTTAAATTATTACCCACTAATCTAACTAGAAACTTAGATCAAACTACTACTGACATGACAACAAGTATTAGTGATAAGTTTAAAGGTATAGAAGAAATGAGCAACACAAGTGTATTCAACACAGATTCTTTTAGTGCATGGCGCAGTGGATTTAGAGAATGTGCAAAACTTTCAAGTAGAACTATTGCTAGACAAAAAGACGACGAAACAGAATTTAGATTAGATGCATGGTGTACTCGAGGCGCTGATAAACCATTTGGCAAAGCAGCTATTGCTGGAGCAAAAGCAGGCAGAGCTTTTGGAGAAGACAACAAAGACAATGCACAAGAGTTGGTAAAAATTAATGATTTTGAATGGTTAAAAGATGAATTTAAGAAATTATATCAATAACTTGTAAAACAGTTTTTAGTTTATTTTGATTAATTTTACTTCTAAGTGTATTTTGTAAACCGTGATGTAATGGCTTTGGCCATGAGCCAAAATTTACCCATGCATATCCGTCGTGTTCTGAATTTAATTGTGGAATAAATTCTTTTTCTATTACACATAGATATGTGTGAAAATGAAAGTGCTCGTCGCTACTAATAAAAGTTTCTAATGGTATAGTTTTTTTAATATCGGGCACATGTCCTATTTCTTCGGAAATTTCACGTTGCAACCCTTCCCAAGGAGTTTCTTCGCCCTCATTAGTTCCGCCAACTAATCCCCAGAGATTCTTTGCTTTACTTTGTGTTCTATGAAGAAATAAAAATCTTTTTGTCTGTAGTGAATAAAACAAAGCACCGCTACATATAATACTATTCATAAAAATAGTTATCTTACAGTGTTATACTCCATGTGCCTCTTGGATAATATCCGTCTATTGCAGTTTGCCAATAATAATTATTCCAGTAGTATTGTTGTCCAGTTGTTATATTTGTGACATATGTAGTTTCGTTATTGGTACTACCATCCCAAATAATATCCCATTTAGATCCGTCCCACTCAACTATATCATTTGCATCTGCAACAAAATCGCTATTATCTGCATTCTTCCATGCTGCTGCACCGTCTTCATTTAAATTTAAAATATACTTGACTTCGTCGCCTGCATTGTAAGGAACATCTAATGTAATTAAGAATTTATCACCTGCATTAGAACCTGTTGCTTCTACAGCTAATCCGTTTACATAAACATTAAAACTTGTGACTGTTTCGTCACCAATACGATCTCCAAGAGAACTTGATAAAATATTAAAGTCTAAATCGGTATGGATTTTGTTATCACTGTATGTTGCTTCAAAAGTTCTATCAACTTTAAATCCTAATGGCCCTAATAATATTATACGTGTACCAACTGTCTTTACACTACTAGGATTAAAATCAATCGGATTAACAATATAATCTATTGTTCCGTCAGTTTTAGTTGGTCCTTCTATTAGAGTATTGCTAGGTAAAGTATCTGTATCCCAAACTATTTCTATAGTAAAATCATCGCCTGATTTAAGTGCAAACGTTCCTACAACTTCGGTATTTAATTCTGCTCTACGAATTCTAATTTGACTTATTCCTGGTTGAAATCTTGCAGGTAGTTCAGCTTCTAATATATTCAGCCAATTTACTTCGCCTACACGCAATTTTCGATTCAATGCAAGCTGTGCAGTTTCTTCTTGTACAATAATATCAAAGTTTCTATAACTTGTCACAAGAGGGTTGTTAAGATCCAGTCGTCCGTTTCCAACACTTGCACTACCGTTGGTCACAATTGACCCGTCTGGTAGTACAGTTGTACCACTTACTGCGCCTTGATCTGAATCTGTAGGAGGATTAAATCCTTCTAAACTAACTGTGCCTTGTTCTGTGTTGAATACACTTGTTATAATATCTGTAATAATTCCTAGTTTTTTAACTTTAGTCGGTGGCGAAATGTATATAGGTGCAGTAAAGCCAATTGTAGCAACATCAATATCATCTTGTGTTCCTACCGGTATACTTCTACTACTAAAATTTATATCTTCTAAATACAGCGTTGTTAAACTTGTCCAATCAACATAGTTGTCTGTTGTTTGAAATTCCAAGTCTGGGTTGAACAGCATAAAGATTTGTTCTAGTATTTGTAGCTTTTGCTCAGTGCTGGTGCTCCAAACATCTATGTTTATTGCCAGAGTATAAGGAGTAGGATGCAATCTTTCAACAGTATAACCCTTAGCTTGTTGAGATATATAGCTGTTAGTATCGCTGTCAAATTCTTTTTCACGTAAGTTTATTTTACTAACAAAACTACTATCACTAAGTCTTGCTCTGTCCATTTGTAAACTAGTAATATAAACACCAATACGTGGAGCACTTGGCAGCTTGTTTTCTGAATTTTCTCTTATAATACTACCGACTTGTCTTGTAATATCTCCATACATGCACGGAACTCTTGTTAAATCGCCATCGCCGTCTTGATAACTAAAGTTGCTAAACACTCTAATTATTTGCGTAAGGTATCTACGTATTTGTCCATCATAAAAAAACTGCATTAATTACTTGCCTTTGCTCTCAGTGCTTTACTTAAAGCCTGTCTTTCAATTACTTCTTCACCACCAATTGTACTTACAGTAGTATTGTTAATAAATGTGCCTTTTAGGGTATCTCTATTATCGTCTGGTGTCATTGATGTTCTTACAGAGTCTTCTATTTTACTCCAGGTATTTCCATCGTATCTAAACAATCTATTTGGAAGTAAATCAACTCTTAAAAAATAATCACCTACGGCTGCACCTGCAGGAAATCCACTGCCTTGGCTGTATGGAGCACCGTTAGGCGGTATACCATCACCAACTAAGTATCCCAGATACCCGTTGCCATCAGGTGTGACAAAAACTGTATCACTGGTTATAGTACCGTCAACTAGTAAGTCTTGGTAGTCTGCACTAACAATTGCAACTTCGCCTCTTTCATTAACACTAAGTGTATAGAATTGTATAGTACTATAACCACTTTGATTTGCATAGCTTTCGGCTTGTGCAATTACTGCATCATTGATTTGCATTTCCTTTTCATATGTACTCAATACATCTCGAAGTGTATTTCCAGCTTCGTCGCCTGCATCTAAATCAAGTATATCTTTGTATTCTTGTGAATCCATTATTTGTTTTACTCTAACTCTATATAAATGCGGATACCATGTTTGACTAAAGCCTTCTGCTGCTCTTGTCACTTCATCAACTACATAAAATCTTTTTAATGCTACACTATAATCGTTTGCTGCATATTCGTCAATCAAATGAGGTAATTCAAATACATCACCTGGCATAATTTTTCTACCTAGTGTTTTGACACTAGAATTAATATGCATTGTCATAAACAATGTATCATTTTGTAAAAATAAACCAAACTGACTTAAATCAAAGTCTTGATCTTGTACATTATAGTGTGCTCTTACATTATAGATATCGGGATCGTATTTTCTATCTCGGTTTTCTAAAAACAATAAATCTTGTATATTAGTTTCTGCTACAGCATCATATGCTGGTTGTTCGGAAGTGGCCTCATCGGCACTTACAGATTTGGGTCCTAAATACTTGTGTATTAGTAAATCTGTTCCTCCCACTGTGAATTGTTCGTAGATTATCTTATCTAAGAAAAAGTAATCGTTTGACCTCTCCGGCCTATATAGACTTAAACGTGGCATACATATATTTATGATAAATACTGTATGGAGAACTTTGATGGTAGACAGCAACTTAGCAACACAAAAACAACAGGTATTTGATTATGTAAACGCAATGTTAGGCGGAGGCATGGTTGATGTCGAGCTTGATCCAATTCATTATGAAACAGCGTTAACTAAATCATTAACCAAATATAGACAACGTAGTGAAAACAGTGTAGAAGAAAGTTATGTCACTATAAAACTAAACCAAGATCAGAATGTTTATACCTTGCCTCAAGAAATTATTGAAGTAAGGAAAATTCATAGACGCAACGTTGGCAGTAGACTCGGCGGGCTCGGAGGCAGCGGAGGCGGTAATCCAATTTCTACACAGACTATTACTGCTACTGCTGGACAAACAGAATTAAATGTAAATTATAATTTATTATCAGTTGCTACAATCAGAGTTGAGATAAACGGAGTTGCTACTTCTGATTTCACTACCGATAGTGGACAAAATAACATAACATTGATAAATCCGTTAAATGCTGGAGATGTTGTAGGAATAAAACTTTTTCCAGAAGGTGAAAATACTGGCGGCAGTTTGTTTGAGCCATTTAATCTAGCATACACAAACACTTATTTGTTAGCAGGTTCGGGCATAGGCGGATTAGCAACTTATGATTTCTTTGCACAACAACAAGAATTAGTAGGACGTATGTTTGGTAGTTTTATAGAGTTTACATGGAACCCTGCTACAAGTAAATTAACCATACTTCAACGCCCGCGATCAGAAGAAGAAGTTATGTTGTTTTGTTATAATTATCGTCCTGATGACCAATTATTAAAAGATTACAAGTCACAGCAGTGGATTAAAGATTATACACTTGCTAGTTGTAAATACATGCTAGGCGAAGCACGTAGTAAGTTTGCTACTATTGCTGGCCCAGGCGGTGGAACATCGTTAAACGGCGATACTCTAAAGAACGAAGCAATGCAAGAGATGGAAAAGCTAGAAGCAGATTTATCTATGGCTGTAGCAGGCGGTACAGGGTATGGATTCTTAATTGGATAAAATAAAAAAAGTTATTGCTGGCGGTTGTAGCTTTACAGCAGGCTCAGAATTAAAAGATTGGGATGCACAACAGCCTAACATAGGAATTTTAAGACCTCGTAGTGATTTTACATGGGCTAATTGGCTACAGAAAAAAATATACAAAAACGCAACTGTAGACAACACAGCTATTCCTGGTAGCGACTACGGCGGATGTGTTAGGCGTGTAATTTTTCAAACTAACAAAATGTTAAAAATATATAAACCTGATGAAATAGTTGTTTGTATTATGTGGACAAGTATTTTACGTAGGGAATATCCAAGAGTATCTCCAATTGATACAGAAACACTTAACGACGACGAAGATAGATTTTTTAGTTCGCTTCCTTCAGATGGAGACGGTTTAAAGAGTTATTGGTCAATTAGATCAGGAATAGAACGCAGACAATATATTTCCGACGAGCATTTAGCTCGAACACTTATTGAGTTTTATACAAGACGTGCAACTGCGGATAATCATATATATTATCCTTTACAACAATTAGAATATCTTACCAGTTGGTTAAAAATGCACAATGTTAAATTTTATTACACATGCGCTTTTAATGATTTATTAAGTCTTGAACATCATCAGCCTAATGTGTTTTATGAAGATATGAAACAAAGATTAGATTTAAAAAATATTGTGCATACAGAAGACAATCAAGGTTTCTATGACTGGGCCAAAAAACACAATTACAAATGTGGAGAAACAGACCATCCATTAGAAGCAGCACAAGAAAAATGGGCTGATTTATTTTCTAAATACATAGTTGACAAAAACAAAACTATATAGTATAGTTAGTGTATGCGTAAGAAAAAGTTATTAGTAATAGGACACGGCCGCCACGGTAAAGATACTGTGTGCGAGATCCTACGAGACAAATACAACTATACATTTGAAAGCAGCAGCAAGTTTTGCTCAAAGTTGTTCATCTACAATGATCTAAAAGACAAGTATGGATACGCCGATGAAGATGAGTGTTATGCTGACAGACATAATCACAGAGCAGAATGGTATAATGCTATCTGCGATTATAATGTTCCTGATGCAGCGACTCTAGGTAGAGAAATGTTTGCTGCTTACGATATCTATTGTGGGCTACGCAACAAGCGTGAATTCTTTGCAATGCAAAATACTGGAGTGTTTGATTATTGTATTTGGGTTGATAGATCAGATCACTTGCCTAGCGAGTCTAAAGACAGCATGAGCCTAGAACATTGGATGGCAGATTTTACAATTGATAACAATGGAACATTGGATGATCTTTGGTTTAATATTGAACAGCTAATAACACATTTGCATAGATAACTACGCACTTAACCCCTTAAAAAGCCCGTTTTCCACCAGATCTGCTAAATAATACTATAATAGCAATGTTTAGGAGAACAACAATGGCATTAACATCACCAGGTGTAGAAGTCCAGGTTATTGACGAGAGTTTTTATACTCCAGCAGAACCGGGTACAGTACCTATTATATTTGTCGCTACAGGCGAGAATAAATTAAATGGTGCCGGAACAGGAATTGCTCCTGGTACCACTAAAGCAAATGCTGGAAAACCTTACCTACTTACTTCACAGCGTGAACTTGTAGATACTTTTGGTGATCCATCATTTTATGTTGATAATAACAACAACCCAATCCACGGCGGGGAACAAAACGAATATGGTCTTCAGGCAGCATATTCTTACTTAGGTGTAAGCAATAGAGCATACGTAGTACGTGCAGATGTCGATCTCAATGCAATCAATGCAAGTGCAACTGCAACTACTGCTAATCCAGCAGATGGAACATATTGGTTAGATACTGCTAACAGCAGATACGGAATTTTTGAATGGAATGGCAGTGCTGTTTCAGTAAGCAACACTACAGGGCAAAGTTTTACAAACAAAACACCTGTCGTAATTACAGACTCAACTAAAGTAGTTGGCAGTGGTGATTACACACCGAAATCAAGTGTTGGATCAATAGGAGATTATGCTCTTGTTGTTCTTACAACTGTTCCAACATTATATTATAAAAACACATCAGGTAATTGGGTTGTAGTAGGAAGCGGAGATTGGAAAGCAAGCTGGCCTTCAATCACAGGAACAGAAAATGTATCTGGAGACGTATTTACAGCTAGTGATAACTTTACTGTTAATGATTCCGAAGGCGTACAAATCTTTACATTTGTATTAACTGGAGCTACTGCATCATCGTTTGTGACTGATTTTACTACAGCCGCAGCAGGAACTGGTATATCAGCAGCCGTTGTAAACAACAGAATTGAAATTTACAATGACGGTTCTGTGCATGATGCATTTCAGCTAGGTGGCACAGGTACAGTATTAACTGATGCAGGTCTTGCAGGTGCAGTAAATTATGCTGCTCCTAAGTTGCAAGCAAGTGCGCATACTAGTGTTCCTCTTTATAAAACTGGTGACGAAGGAAGACCAACTGGTAGTATATGGGTTAAAACAACTACTCCAAATGCCGGTGCAAACTGGAGTGTAAAAGTATGGAATGATGATACAGAGTTATGGGATACATCAAGTGCTCCAATTTATGGATCAAATCATGCAGCAATTTGGAGTATGGACTTGTCAGGTGCAGGTGCAAATCTTACAACTGCAAATCTTTACATTCAAACCAATACAACTGAAGCAGCAACAAACTTGGCAGATTTTACAATCTTCAAGCGTAATGCATCAGGCGCAACAACAATTACAAGTTCTGCTATTACAGCAACTACATTTATATCAGGAACAGGCAATTTTACAATCAGTGAAAGTGTAAAAGGCAGTGCAATGATGAGTACGCCGGTCACGGTAGTATGGTCACCAGCTGGTGAGATTGCTGATGCTGATGCACTAGCAGGTGCAATTAATGCAGCAGGTTTAGCTAACGTAAGTGCAAGTATTGTGTCAGGTAATAAAGTTGTTATTGAACATGCAACAGGCGGCGAAATTAGAATTGTAGATACAAATACAAAACTTGTTTCAGCTTTCCCAGCATGGAATTATACTAATTCTACAGGCACTGCAAACTTGTACGACGATCCAACTGGCGCTGCAAATAGTTATGTAGCAAGTCTTTGGAAAGAACTTACATATACAGCAAGCGACGATGCGCCAACTGCACTAGCAGCAGATGGCTCACTATGGTACAGTAGCGTAATTGACGAAATTGATATTATGGTACACGATGGTACAAACTGGAAGGGTTATGTAAATGAATATGCAGACTCAGATCCAGCAGGCCCTACTGTAAGTGCTACTGAACCAGAAGTACAATCAGATGGTAGTGCATTGGTCACTGGAGATATTTGGGTAAGCACAGCTGACTTAGAAAACTTTCCAACAATTTACAAGTACAATGCTACATTAAGTAGTTGGGTAGAAATTGATAAAACTGATCAAACTACTGAAAATGGTGTAATATTTGCAGATGCACGTTATAACACAGCAGGCTCAAATAGTGGCTCAGCTGGCGATATTGCAGACTTACTAGCTAGTGATTACTTAGACCCAGATGCACCAGATCCTGCACTATATCCAAAAGGTATGTTGCTTTGGAATCTACGTAGAAGTGGATTTAATGTAAAACGTTTTGAACGCAGCTATATTGATGTAGCAGCTGAAAATACAAGAGCAGACGACGAATCAATGGCAGCGTACTATCCGCATCGTTGGGTGACTGAATCAGCTAATGAAGCAGACGGTTCAGGAAGTTTTGGACGTAAAGCACAGCGTAAAGTTGTAGTACAAAAACTACAAGCAATGCTAAACGAAAACCAAGATATTCGCGATGATGAATCACGTATCTTTAACTTGATTGCAACACCAGGTTATCCAGAACTAATTGGCGAAATGATCACACTAAACTATGACAGAGGCCTAACAGCATTTGTTATTGGTGACTCACCGATGCGTTTAACATCAGATGCAACTTCGCTTAACGAATGGGCAACCAACGTTAATACAGTTGTTGAAGATAACGATAACGGTCTTGTTAGTAGAGATGAATACTTAGGTGTTTATTATCCAAGTGGCTTTACTAGTGACAACGCAGGCAACAACATTGTTGTTCCAAGTTCGCACATGGTACTACGCACATTTGCACTTAACGACCAAGTTGCTTATCCATGGTTTGCACCAGCAGGTACAAGACGTGGCGGAGTTACAAACGCAAGTTCAACTGGTTATATCAACGGCGAAGGTGAATTTGTTGCAACAGCACTAAACGAAGGTGTAAGAGATACATTGTATGCAAACAATGTAAATCCAATTACATTCTTAACAGGTGCAGGACTTGTTGTATTTGGACAAAAAACTCGTGCAAGAAATGCAAGTGCATTGGATCGAATTAACGTTGCAAGACTTGTAGTATTCTTACGTAGTCAGTTAAACACATTAGCAAAACCATACTTGTTTGAACCAAATGATAAAATCACTCGTGATGAAATCAAACAACAAGTTGAAAGTCTAATGGTAGAACTAGTAGGACTAAGAGCACTATTTGACTTCTTGGTTGTGTGTGACGAAACAAACAACACACCGGCAAGAATCGATAGAAACGAGTTGTATGTAGATATTGCTATTGAACCAGTAAAAGCAGTAGAATTTATTTACATTCCACTACGTATTAAAAACACAGGCGAAATCGCAGGGTTATAATATCATAATGTAGGGGGTAAAATAAAAACCCCCTACAAATGATAAATACTTGTGTATTAAGGAGAAACAATAGATGGCAATCTCGACTCTATTAAATTTAACAGTTCCATTAGCAAACGACACTACTTCTAGTAGTCAAGGTTTACTTATGCCAAAACTTCAGTATCGCTTTAGAGTGACACTAGAAAACTTTGGTATTAGTGGGAACACAACAGAATTAACAAAACAAGTTATTGATGCAACTAGACCAAACATTCAGTTTGATCCTATTCAATTAGATGTCTATAACAGTAAAATTATGATGGCAGGTAAGCATACATGGCAAGCTGTCACTATTAATTTACGTGATGACATTAACGGTAATGTGCAAAAACTAGTTGGTGAACAACTACAGAAACAATTTGACTTTTTTGAACAAGCAAGTGCTGCTACCGGTCAAGACTATAAATTTACACAACGTATTGAAGTCTTAGACGGCGGCAATGGAGCAAATACTCCACAAGTACTAGAAACCTGGGAACTTTATGGTTGCTATTTGAACAGTGTTGATTACGGCAGTATGGCATATGGTACTAATGATGCAATGCAAGTTGCATTAAGTATTACATATGATAATGCAGTACAGCTCAATGTTGGAGTAGGAACACCAAACAACTTCCAAGATAGAAACAGTGAAACAGGCACAGGTGCTACAGGCGGCGCAGCTCTTTAATACTTAAATGAGATTGCATCAATGAAAAGGAGTCGAAAGGCTCCTTTTTCTTTATATACTCAGTTTAAAATAAAGATAAATACTGTATGGCAACAAATAGTTTTTACGATAACTTCAGCAGTTTAGATAGTGGCAAAGGCATAGTCGGTGATTTTGCTCATGCGTCTGCATTATATAGACGAAATAACTTTAGACTTGCACCTAAAGTTAAATTTCTTTATCATGTTGTAGTAGATGTAAACACTACGGCACTTGGCGTATTAGGCAACAGTGTTTTTAGTCTGTTAAACAAACGTGAATTTAACTTGCTTGCAAACGCAGCCGATTTACCGAGATACAGTATTCAAACTGAAACTTTAAATCAATACAATAGAAAAAAAGTAATTCAAACTCAACTTCAATATAACGAGGTTAATATCGATTTTCACGATGATAATGCAGGGCTTACTAGTTTATTATGGGAAGCGTATTACAGATATTATTATCAAGATGGCAACTATACTGATCAAGGTAGTAGACCTAGAGCATATCAAACTAAATTATATGATACAGATATAGCAAATACATACAGGCATGGCTTTAATAGAAGACGACCAACTGACATACCGTTTTTTAATAGTATTACAATTCATCAATTACATCCTCAAAATAAAGAAAGTACTTTTACAAGTTTTACACTTGTAAATCCTATTATTACAGAATGGCAACATGACAGAGTTGATCAAGCAGATGGATCTGGTGTAATGCGTAATTCAATGAGACTTGCATACGAAAGTGTGTTGTATGACAGAGAACTTACTAGTCCTGATAAAATACAAAGTTTTGGAGATATACAACACTACGATACAGTACCAAGCCCGTATAATAGTGTTAGTACAAATAGCATAGCAAAAGATTCCGATGATAATACTTTTTGGGGATCTATATTTACTGATTTACTAGTAGGTATTGTTAACCTTACCGACTTTAATTCTCAACAACGACAAAGTCAACTGCCAAATAATGTAAGACAAATTGGTCAAACAACGCTGCCTCCAGCTACAAATAGAAACTTCTTTCCAAGTTCTGTAAACCCAAACAGTGTCACAACAGCACAGCCTGTTAACACAGCATCTCAAAATTTTAATATTAGTAATCAACAGTCTTCGAGAGAAATAAACAATAATCAAAAACGTCTAGCAGACTTTGCAAAAAGTCTTACAACTACACAATTATCTACCTATACAGGAAGAAACATACAAGAATCAAAACAGTTTTATGATTCACTATCACCTAATGTAAAATTTCAGATAGAGCAGGCAGCAGCAACAGAATCTAGCACACAAGGATTTGTTAGTAGATTAAACGAAATAGGAATTTTGTAATGAGCAGTTATGCAGATGAAGAAAAATCGCAAAAGCAAGACAGTGGTAAAGAAGTTAGACAATTATTTGATAGGTATTTTACCAAGCAAATTAGTTTAACTAGTAATGAAGTTGATACTGTTGTAGGATTTTTTACAAAAAGAAAGTTTACAAAAGATGCAGCAATTGCAGTATCTACTGTAATATTACAACAAGCCAAATCAGAAAATAAAAAAGTATTTGAAATTGTTGACACACTTGAAGGATTAGATGAAGTCCAATTAAGTAGGCTAGTAAGTGCTATCCTTAATAATAACAGAAGCAGAATAAGTGCATTAGGTTATAAAAACGATTATGCAACTCAAACTACAGAGAATAGAAATGTGAGACTGTAATGGGACGCTTTGCACAGGGCAAGTTTACACTAAAAAACCCTGACAAATATATAGGTGGCCGAACTCCAACATATCGTAGTAGCTGGGAATTTGCTTTCATGCGCATGTGTGATCAAAATGATAACATATCAAAATGGGCAAGTGAATCAATAAAAATTCCGTATAGAAATCCTTTTACAGGAAAACATACAATATATGTTCCAGACTTTTTTATAGTATATAATGACCGTACTGGAAAACAACATGTAGAATTAATTGAAGTTAAACCTGCAAATCATACTTTTAAAGAACAACTAGGTAATAGTAAACATAATAAAGCACACTACGTATTAAATCAAGCTAAGTGGGGAGCAGCAAAGCACTATTGTAAACAAAAAGGCATGGTGTTTAGAGTTGTCAACGAAGGAGATATTTTCCATCAAGGCAAACGTAGATGAAAATATACGAACAAACATTTCCTTGGAAACACTGGATAATAGATAATTTTTTAGATAAGTCTGATGTTGCAAAACTTTCATATGTTGCTCATAAACATATTCAAGAAAATAACAGTAAATTTCATTACACCGTTGATAGTTTACAAGATCCATATAAACAAGTATTATCAAGTGCTATAGAAAAAATGCCAGATGTAATTAAGAATTTAAATTATACATCGCCTAGAAAATATAAAAAAATATATGCACTTGGACATTTAGCTGTTAATCCTGCTAATTATAGTTTCCAGCCTCATTGCGATGATGAAACAAAAATATGGACATTTGTGACATACATAGGACCTAACAAAAGCACAGGAACGTATGTAATGACAGATATGAATGAAAATAATAAAATAGAAATTCCTTGGATGCCAGGTCGGTGCTTAGTTTTTGCAGGAAATACTGGCGAAACATGGCACAGCTATACTAGTAGCAACGATTGGCGTGCAACTATAACCGCTTATATGAACACCAATAAAAATTGGGGTAAATAAAGTAAGCATATAATGGAAAAGTACTATGACTAAAAAACTAGAAGACATGTTAAATCTTCCTGATAATAAAGATCTTAATGAAGAAGAAAATATTGCTCCTGTTGTAGAACACGAAGACACATTTAGAGATATTGCAGAGTTTGACAAAATCTCTGATGCCTTGCCTGCTGTAAAAGGGCTAGGCGATATGGCAGACAAAGAACTCAACGAAGTTGCAAATAAAGCCATGACTGCATATGACGATTTAATGGATCTTGGTATGAACGTTGAAAGTCGCTATAGCGGTAGAGTGTTTGAAGTTGCTGGCACAATGTTAAAAACCAGTCTAGATGCTAAAGTTGCAAAACTAGACAAAAAACTTAAAATGGTAGAACTACAACTTAAAAAAGAAAAAATGGATAGAGACAGCGGACCAGGCGGAGATGGCGACATTGTAAACGGCGAAGGTTATGTTGTGTCTGATAGAAATAGTTTATTAGAGCGCCTAAAAGGCATAGATAAAGATAAATAGTAATATAATTTAGGATACGTCGATGAAAAATTTTGCTGATTATTTAACAGAATCAAAAAGAACATATGAATTTAAAATTGGCATCGCAGGTGATCAGCCTGATGGATGCGAAGATATAATTGAAACAGGATTATCAAAGTTTGGTATTTCCAAAATGTCAACCGGTAAAAAAACACCAATTCAGGAACGTCCTTTAGATTTTCCGCAATTAGAAAATACAGAAGTTTATTACTACGAAGTAGAACTTACTTACCCTACAACTGTACAAGTTTTACAAGAATACTTAGGCAGTGTATGCGGTATTCCTCAAAGTCATATTATTGTACGTAATCCAAATGAGCCACAAGAATTATATCAGCAAGAAGACTCCAGTGAAGAATATGTATCCAAACTAACACAGGAAGATTTAGGCGGCGAGTCAGCACAAGAAGACGCAGGACCAGATCGTGTTATGAACTTGTTGAAAGAATTAGAAACAGCACGTAAAGACCGAGGCAACGATTATGTAGGCGAAACACCTTCAGGTGAAAGTAAAGATATCGGCGATACTGAAAATACAAAAAGCCCTATAGGAGCCTAACATGAAAATATCTGAAGTAAAAGTTATTAAAGAAGCAGCACCAACTAGATTTATTCCAACACACTACGGTGGACCAGGAGGCATGAATAATGTCATGCTACACACAGATGGCAATCTTTATTTTCAAAAACAAAGAGATGATGGCGCCGGAAGAGAAATAGTAAGATGGAACGGCAACCCAACAGGTGAAGGATTTTTTGGTAAATGGAACCCTGCAACTATTAAAGGTACAATAGTTGACGGACAGCGAGTTCCGTATCCAGCAGGAACAAACTTTAGTAATGCACCAAGAGCAGCAGCACCAGCAGCAGCACCAGCAGCA